GGCGGCACAATGCCATACGACATAGCCGCACTGCACGCAGAGAGAGAGGCGGCACGCAGCGAGATTAACGAGCTGCAGAAGAAGTTTAACGTTTAACGAGAGGAGGATTGATTATGGAGTGGTTGATTAAGTGGTTTGGAGTTGACAAGCTGAAGCACGTGGCCGTGTGCCTGCTGATAGGCGGCTGCATCGGCACGTTCTTGTCGCTGCTTGGCGCTGACTTCGCAACGGCTGCCGTGGCTGCGGTTTTCTGCGCAGAGGTGGCCGCCGTGACGAAGGAGTGGTGCGACAAGGTGTATGTGAACAACTGGAGCTGGGGCGACTTCGCAGCCGACCAAGTGGGCATCGTGCTGGCGGTGGCGTGGCTGGTGATGTGGCACTTTAGCAAGGGATAGGCGGATGATAACGAAGACAACAGCGGTGAGCAGCGGAAAGCTGCTTGTGGTGAGCGCAATGGGCACGGAGGCGCTGAGCGCACTCTTCGACCTGCGCTGGATGCTGGTGGCTGTGGTGGTGCTCATCGTTGCGGACTTTTGGTTCGGGCTGAGCGAAAGTCTTCAGAAGCACGAAGACTTCCGCTTCAGCCGTGCTGGGCGGAGGACCTGCAACAAGGCCGTGGACTATCTCACCTACCTCATTGTGGGTGCGGTGGTCGGGCTGGCAATCTTCGAGCCGCTCGGCTGGGCCACGCACACGACCACTGCGGCAATCGGTCTCGGCTTCGGCTGCGTGTGGGAGATAGACAGCATAATGGGCCACGTGTGCGCCCTGCACGGGGTGCAGTGGAAGTTCAGCATAAAAAAAATGATTATCGCACTGCTGAAGCGGAAATCGCCCGACCTTGGCGATGCCGTGGAGGAGGCGATGGAAACAGACGAGAGCAATGGAAAATAGCGTAATGGTATTGTTTGCGATGGTGATGCTGCTGCTTGCGGCACTCGCCATCATCGGCAAGCGGCTGGACAAAGTGACGCACGAGCGCAACACCTACAAGGCGCAGCTTGACGAATTGAAAAAACATTTTGCAAATGGAGATTAAGATTAAGCGGGTGGCGAAGAAGCCGCTCTACACGATAGGACATCTGTACGTTAACGGCCGCTACTTCTGCGACACGCTGGAGGACACCGACAGAGGACTGACGCAGCAGATGTCGCTTGAGCAGATTAAGCGCATAAAGGTGCAGAACAAGACCGCCATACCGAGCGGCCAGTATCGGGTGACGCTGGATGTGAAGTCGCCTAAGTACTCGAACTATGGCCGCTACCCGTGGGCCAAGCCAATCAACGGCTGCGTGCCACGGCTGCTCAATACAATTGGCTTCGAGGGGGTATTGATACACGTGGGCAACACGGCAGAGGACACCAGCGGCTGCATCTTGGTCGGGCAGAACAAGGTGGTGGGGCGGCTCATCAACTCCACCGCCACGTTCGGCAAGCTCTACGCTGCGATGAAGGAGGCCAAGGGCGGCATATTCCTCACGATTGAGTGACGAAAAAACGCCCTCCGAAGAGGGCGCAAAAATATTATGATGCCGCCATTCACTTCGCAGCGTTCTGCGGCTTAACACACATGGCTGGGCGGAATTTTAACACAACAAAAAAGCCGCCCCGAGAGGCGACCTACGTTTATTGATTTATTTGATGTGCAGCAAAGTTAGCGCATTTCTGCGTGACAGCAAAAAATGAGCGACAAAAAAAGCCGCTCTTCACAGAGCAGCTCCTTAACTAATTTTACTTTTGTTCATCTAAAACCGAGGCTAAATTACTTATTTTTTACGACAATGGCAAAAAAGTTAACGGCTATAATTCTGCTTGTGCTTGCGCTCGTCGGGTGCAGGTCGCAGCGTGTGGAGTATCGCACGGAGTACAGGACCGACACCATCAACGTGAGCCGTACCGACACGCTGAGGCTCACAGAGTGGCGGCTGCGCATCGACAGCGTGGCCGTGAGGGACACCACCAAGGTGTACCTCGAGGGCGGGACCAAGGTGGTGGAGCGCACGAAGTTCGTTGACCGCTGGCGCATCGACTCAACGGGCGTGAGCGAGCTGAGGGCACGATGCGACTCGCTGGCACGTGTTAAGTCGTCTGTGGTGGTGAAGCGGCAGGAGGTTAACGTGCTGCGCTGGTGGCAGAAGTGGCTGATGTGGATAGGCGTAGCCGGATTGGTGGCAGCGGGCGTGATGGTGCTTGCTTGCGTAAAAGATAAACGCGTTAAACAGAAGGTTACAGATTATATTTGCAAGCATGAAGACAACGACAATCAGCATAGATAAGCAAAAGGTGTATGAAGAGGTAGCCAAGACCACGGCCTACCTTGGAGCCAAGCGCATAAGCGACGAGCAGGACACCTACAGCCAGTTTTCCACAACCGATGAGGACCGACTGATGCTTGAGGGGTTTTGGGTGGAGTGCTGCAATGCAGCCACACAGACCATGAAGCGCTTTGCGGTTGCCGCGAACGAACAATCGATTGGCGACGGCACGGAAGATAGCGTGTACACCGCCACACTCCAGATGCCCGACACGTGGCCAGACGACATGCACAACGCAGTGGAGACCGAATTGTTCGCATTCTTCGCGGCCCTCATCACGGCCAAGTGGCTTGACGTGGCCGGCAGTGACAAGAGCGACACCTACGGCAAACTTGCCGATGCCAAGCAGACCAAGCTAAGCAGATTGCTATTTCATAGAGAGAAGCCCAAACGCACTAACCAATAAGACATAAGGCTATGAAATTTGAATTAAACATTCAACTAAGCCCCGAAGAAATTCTGTATGACATCAAGAACAGGACATACCTTAAAGCCCGTACCGGACTTGAGGGGGACAGCTACGTGGAGGCAAGCGACAGCATAGCAGACGGGGGCAGCGAGACCGACAACCAGCTGGCACGCACAATGGCCAACGCAATAGCGCAACTGAAAGCGCGGCTAAGCGAATATGAAGACGGCGGCACAACCATTGTCAGCGACATCCTCGTCCAACCGCAGCAAGAGGTGCTGACGCTGCAAGTGCCGGCCAACTTCAACACTGCCGTGACCGGCCAGATAGCCACGTGGGCTCACATGTTTGTTGTGAACCAGACACTGGCCGACTGGTATTCGCTGACCAGCAGCGACAACAGCGAGTATTACACCACGCTCGCAGCGGCCAACCTTGACTCGATAGAGGGGCTGGTGTACAAGCGCAAAAGACCCGAACGCCAACAATAAACGACTCGAAAGATGATGGTTATTTATCCAGACACAGACAAGACATGCTGCTGCAATGGGCGCGGCAAGACGCAGACACGCACGGCCACGCTGAAATTTCTGCGGCCGGAACTGGTATATGACGCAGAGAACTACGCCTATGTGGAAGGCGACATAATGGGTGATGAGAACAAGCATCAGAAGCACCAGGTGATGGACATCGCCCAAGACGGGAATGTGGACCGCGTGACACGCGTGCTGAACCTGGCGCACGCCGAATGCGTGGAAATGCTGTACCCATACACAAAAGAAGAGATAGAGGACGGCAGCACGCCCGAGCTAAATGACGTGCTGGCCGCCCCGGAAGAATACACAATCGAGCTGACACTGCCCAGCACATTCAGCAAGACCACGGTTAACCTGCTGGCCAACCTGATACACGAGTATCTGGTGTGCCGAGTGCTGCAAGACTGGTTCAGCATCACATACCCCGACGCATCGGCAGCGTGGGCCGAGAAGCTGATGGCGGTGAAAGAGAAGATTTCGACGGCGATAATGTCGCGGACAAAGAGTCTGCGCCGCAGAATGTCGCCGTTTTAGTTTCACTGATAATTCTTTGATTTCATGTTTTAGGTTAAGCATTTTGATTAGTTAATTAAGGGCGGCTCGGCTGTGAAGCTGAGCCGCTTTTTTTGTCCTCAGTTTGGGACACGTATATTCCGTAACACACTGACTGCAAACGAGTAGCAACAAAGTGATGTCCGAAATTAGGGCGCGGTGAGCGGTGTCGGTAACTTTGGCTTGGCAATATTGCCAAACGACCATTAAAATTTTACTGACATGGCAGATGAAATGATTAAAGAGAAAATCTACTGCACCGGTGGCGGTAGTGATGCGCCTTGGCTGGCGGCAATGATGAACAACCGAAAGGACTGCGACCCTATGGCGATGGCCGCAATGATGAACGGAGGCATGGGCAACCAGTGGCTTAACAACCCGTTCTTGTATCTGATATTCCTCGCAATGTTCGGGGGCAACGGCTTCGGTTTCGGCAACCGCGGACAAGGCTTGCAGGATGCAGAGATACAAGGAAAACTGAACGCACTGAGCCAGCAGATTAGCGACAACCACAACAACGGCATTGCGCTCGGTGCTATTCAAGGCAACGATGCCGATATACGCACGCTGCAAAGCTCGCTCAACTGTGACTTCAACCAGCTGCAAACCGCACTCTGCAATGTGCGCAACGCCATTACAGAGGTGGGCGGAAAGGTAGGCTATTCGGCAGAAAAGGTTATCAACGCAGCCAACCTCGGCAACATGAACATTATCCAGCAGCTGAAGGACTGCTGCTGCACCACGCAGCAGAACATCACCCGCATGGGCTACGAGAACCAGCTGGGGCAAAAGGACATCATCAACGCAATGCAAAGCGGCTTTGACCGCACCAACACTGGCATGGAACGCGGCTTCTCGGCTCTCGGCTACCAGATGGCTACCGACAAGTGTGACATCCTTCGCGGTGCTGAAAACAACACGCAGCGCATAATTGATGTGCTTAACAACCACTGGCAGTCAGACTTGCAGCAGCGTTACAATGACGCCCGCTTGGAACTGAGCCAGCAGCGGCAGAACGCCACGCTGATTGCGGCACTGAAGACCACAACCACCACGGCAACGACCTAACGGAATGAGTTTAATTCATGGGGCGAGGCGTTGGGCCTTGCCCCTATTGTTTAACCCTAAATTCAATTAATTGAGAATGGTTCAATTCAAAGACATACGCGCAGGGCACACACTGCACCTGTTCGATAAAGAGAGAAAGGAATACACCCCCTCAAAGGTGGAGAGCGTGAAGCCTCCCTACTTCGCCACCACGGGCGTGCAGAAGATGGTGGACATAGTTGTACTCGTTGGCGGTGAGAGCAAGACCTACGCAGTTCCGGAAGACGCTTCGGTAGCTTATGCCAACACGCTAATGATAGCCACCGACAAGGAACAAGTGAAACTTGAGGTACAGGGCATACGCGGTGCGGCAGAGGCACGGCTGAAGTCGCACGACAGCGATGTGGCGTGCGTGGAAAGGTGCGACAAGGTGCTTGAGCAGCTTGACGAAACGATAGCCGAGAAGCGCGAAACCGAGAGACGCTTCGCCAGCATTGAGCAGAAGTTGAACGAACTAATCAGCAAGCTGACATGAACGACACGGACGAAATAAAATGGCTCATCAACGTGTGCGGAATATTCTGCATCACCGAGGAAGACTTGCTGCGGGTTATCGCAGCTGGTTAGTGTCGCGGGTGCGAGCATTGACCGAGCAGCCGTAGATGCTTTGTCCCTTGCCGAGCCGCGCCACCAGAGCTATGCGGAAATACTTGTAGGGCGTACCCGAGAAGCCGCGCATATAGCCGTTGGTGGAGCTCCAAACCGCATGCCAATGCGAGAGGTCGCGAGAGCCGTATAGCACTTGCGCAACATCGTTCAGGTCGCAATAGCCGCGCTGGATGACGGCACTGACGGTCTTCAGCTCGTTGGCGTTGTCCAGATTAAGCGGGCGCGTGACAACAAGCGCGACAAACTCGCTGGCATCCGTTTCGCTGAAGTCAACCAGATTGCCGTTGCCGTCCTGGGCAAGGGCTTGGGGGTAGGAGTTGAGAGTGTCGGCCACCTCGTTCTGCCGCATACCCCAATTTTGGGAGTCGAGCGCATACACATAAGCATAGGCATAACGCTTGTTGAATACGATTACGCGCTGATGCGTGTAGTCGTATATCATTTTGCAGTCACCTATGAAGTCCATGAACGGGTCTACTTGCAGCCCGCCGGCAGTCAGTTTGTAGGTGTTGAGGTTAGCCGCATTGTAGAGGTCCACGAGTTTGCCGATGCCCGGAAGAGAAGACACATCGAACGGAGCCTTGCCGTTGATCGGGTCGGAGATGCACGATACAGTAGAACCCGATATGCGCATAATGCCGCGGTCGGACGCGAACAGCACCGCGCTATCGAGCTGCGTGATGCTGGCCGGATTGATGCACACATCGCGGCTGATGGGCTGTTTGGCGGAGTAAGAGCCGGTAGAGGTAATCTCCAACGCCCACACACCATCATCGGAGAACGCATACAGAGGGAACTGACCGAACTGACCTTGCGACAGAGCCTTGGCCGCAGTAACAATGCCCATAATGCTGCCCGTGCCAACAGTGTTGATGCCTCCCACCGGAAAGCGGAACGGGTTGTTGACCTCAGTGGTATAAATCTTAGACTGGTATTCGATAGTGTTGGTGGTGCGCTGAAGCGTGGCCACACTGCTTGACGTGAGCAGAGTAGTGTCGTAGCCCTTGAACCACACCGCGCCATTAAGGCCGGTGTGCTGCTTGAGCTCCACCACATACACACCAGTATTGAGACGCGTGGTCACGCCGTCGGAAGTCTGCCAGCCGTCAGCCGTGAGACCGAAGTCTTTGCCAGTGGTGAGGCCCGAGTCGGACTTGGCGTCATCAAGAGAGGGAATGACAATTGTGCCTTCATCGTTCTTGTCGCTCACCGTGTCGCCACCGCTTGCAAGCGCGGCCAAAGCTGGCGCATTCTGCTGGTCGACCGCACCCGCCTGCAAGCCCTCGTTCTTAATGCCGCTGCCCGCACCGCCTATAAGGCTGGCATTGTCGTCAGGGTCGAGCGTGCTGCCGTCCTTGGCTCGCCAAAGCGTGAGATAAACCTTCTGCGCGTCGGTGTCAGGCACGAAGATGTACAGCGGGAAGTCGCAGTCCTGGCCCATTATGTTGCCGGCCACGGTGCGCTGTTCGCTGTAGTACTTGCGCCCGTTCTTGTTGTACTCGATAACCGCGTTCCAATAGCGCGGCGGCGTGCCCATGTAGAGAATGGGGAACATGGCCAGCGGGTGGTTGGCCGAGCTGTCGATAGTCTCCGAGACGTGACCAAGATTGAGGCGGCTGTTGTAGCTGTAGAGCGATGTGCACGTCTTGGTGTAGTGACTCTTGTAGTCGTCCTCAAGACGCTCGCGGCTGGTGAGTGCCTTTAGCGTGCCCTCCTCAATCTCCACATCCTTGATGGTGAGCATAGAAGTGGAGGCGGCAGTCTTGATGGTGTCACCGTCCTTCCAAATGAGCTTGTCAAAGTCGATGCCCGCAACCTTGTAGAACAGCGAGCACTCCTCCACGCTCTTGTTAATTTTCGCCTGGTCGAACTCAGGGATTGAGAACCGGTAGCGCGGCGCATAGTAGCTCCAGTCGTACATGCGCTTGTGCATTGTGAGGAAGTTGAGGCGCGCATACGAACTGAGCACACCGCTGCTGGTGTCGTAGCTCACATTGCCGTCGCTGAAGTAGTTGGGATAGTCGCTGTCGGCCGGCTGATCGGCGGTGGTCATGCGCTCCCATCCGAACACGTGGCCGCTCATGTCATAGTTGTAGAGCTTATCCGAAACGAATATGTCAATGCCCGTGATGAGGTCCTTCCAGTCGTAAAGTTTTTCCGGCACGTTGATTATGCGGCGCACCAAACGGGCCACAAACGCACTGATGCGGGCATAGACGAACGGCTCGCGGCGCGCATAGGTCTTGTCGCTGCTGTGCACACCCTGAATGCTGGAGTCGTCGCGCCACCAGCACACGGGAGCCTTGCTGTTGGGGATGAGCAGCACCGGCACACTGTGCATCATGTGGCTGCCGTCATACATGCGGTAGGCATAGCGCACAAGGAATGGCATAATGAACTTGTCCTTGTCGGTGCCCTTGACCTGCAAGAACTTGTTCATTGCGCCAAGCACAAGATTAGTGAGGCTGTTGACCACAGAGGCAGTGTTGTTGCTATTGTCCTCCTCGCCAGCCGCAGAGTCGTAGTCGCTTTGAGAACTTTCAGTGTACATGTCTTCGGCAGAGAAGCTGTCGCCGGTGTAAGGCGTGCGCGTCTTGTAGCCCACATAGGGGCACGGGAAAGAGTTCTTGTAAAAGCTCGTCTTCCAGATAATCCAGCCGTCGGTGATGCCGTTCTCGTCCACGTCCTCATACTTGCCGTAGCCGTCAGGCTTGCTGCGGTTGTTCTTGCTGCTGGGATACGACTCAAAATTACCCTTGAGGCCAAACTGAATTGTGGTGAACGGCGGCTTCGACCCTAAGTCGTGGTAGGCGGCATCGCGCCAAAAGAAGTATTCCAGCCCTGACGAGAGCGCAAGCACGATGGTGTTGCCCACACACGTCACATCATTGATACCCGCCCCGTTTAGGTCATAGAGGAAGTGCAGCTTTGCGTCGACACTGCCCGAAGCGTCGGCACTATCGAGCCAATACAACTTGTGAAAACTCGTGTCATGGACAATGTAGTGAGTGAACTCAGACGTCTTGTGAATACATATCACAATCTTGTTGACGCCAAGCGTGAAGCGCACCTTTGGCGGCTCGACCGGTTGCAGCGCCCCATCGGAGCACACGGCCCCCATGGCGGCGGCAAGGTCGCCGTCGCTGCTTTCGTGGTCGGAGGGGACCGCACTGTAGCTGCCATACTTAATTTCCTTGATCATACGATATGCCGTTTAGTGATAATCGTTACGTAAACCTCGTTGGAGAGGTGGCGCACCTCGCCGGCCATACACCTCACCGACTTCTCACCAGCCGCCCCGCACGCCTCAATCATGGCCGTGCATAACTCCTTTGAGCTGGCGCGGAAGTGGCGGCCGCGCGGATTGCTGGGCACGCACTGAGCAGGATAACGGCCAATGGGGCCGCGATGCTGCACATACAAGTAGTATTCGCCCCCGTCAACAGCGACATTGATGGCGTCGCCGCGCTTCAGGCGGAGAACCCGCGCCACCCGGCTGGCGATGTTGATGCGCCCGCTGGCGCTAAACGTGATATCGGCCTGCCGCCGCGAATTAAGAATGTTCTCCATTGGCGGGCGGGTTAATGAGATAATACACCATGCCGCCCGCGGCCCTTTCGACCGTGACCGGCAAGCGGCGCACGCCCTCGGCCGGCAGGCGGAACTCGTGAAAGATGGTGCCCACGCTTGGGCACAGCGACTCAAAACCTACACACTTGTGCTGGCTGTTGTACTGAATGTCGCACAGCTGTGTTGGCTGGCTGATGTCGGGGTTGAGCACGAAGCCGAAGCCGCGCCCCGGCACACGGAACACGAAGACCTGCGCGCGGTCGTGGCCGGCGGCAGCAGCCCGCATGTGGCAGAACAGCGCGCGCGAAAGCGTGACCGAGTTGTCGGCAGGGTCGAGCGTGACACTCATTGCAGGTGCAGTTGGCTTTAAGCCCTTTAACTTGTTGGTTATACCCATATTGCAAATTTAATTTTAAGTGCGGCCAACGGCCGTGTAAGTTATACTAATAGTCCTTGCGGCTGCGGAAGCAGATGGTTTCGACCCACGTGTAGGAGAGGGTGGTGTCTATCTGCTCGCGGTGGCGGTCGGCCTCCTTGCGGCTGCGGAAGATGAACGAGCAAAGGTCGGCCTCGGCGGTGCCGTTGGTGCGCACGATGTTGGCCCAGTAGCGGCGGCCGAAGAGGAAGTCCATAATCTCGTTAAATACTCTTACGTGAATGTTCATAGTCAATCGTCAATTTGTTGTTGTCGCAATACTGCTTAATCTCTTGCACCCTACTCTCGCTGCATTCGACAATCATGCCGCCGATGCGTAGCGTGCGCGTGGGGTGCTTTTCACGCGCACGGGCGATGAACTTCTTGGCCCTGGCAAGGGCCGCTTCAGCCTCCAAGCGCATGCGCACGGAGTTATTGCTGACTGCTTCTGTGTTGCTATATTCAAAAATCACCACAAAGTTGTTAAGTCGCCTTCAACGATTTCTTTCTCTTGAGCGAAGAAGAGGTTGCGGAACATCTTCTCCATGCAGGCCACCACGATGCTGTTGCCAGCCAGTTTGTAGAGCTGCGTGTTGCTGATGGCCTGTTTGCCCTTCTCGTCCTTAGATTCTGTAAGGATACGTATCTTGTCCTCGTCCACGTCCATAAGCCGGAAGCACTCGGTGGGAGTGAGCTTGCGGATGCGGAAGCGCCGTCCCTCAAGTTCGGGCGGCAGCTTGTACTGCTGTGCTATCTCTTTAGTTATGTTCATACTATTGTTAGAATTAAATTGTCCTTTGTCACTGTCGTTATCGTGCCGGAAATTCCGTCCAGCCTCGGGGCAAGTACCTGAACCTCCTTGCGCATGAGGCTTATCTAATGAGCCTCGTAGGCTTTGCGAACCTTCTTGCCGTATTCCGTGCGGCGCGGAGTCATTGCCCATACCCTTTTCATTGATAACCATAATTTTTTTCTGCGTGTTGCCCGTCTGTTCCCACGTGTGAACCGCGCCCACAACCGGGGAAACGTGGCGGTCAACGAAACGCCCTTGTGCGTCGCGGGTGTAGCCCACGGCAAACATTATCGTCTGCATAAATTATCACTTTCGGAATGTGTGCCGTGCCAAGGGTGCCGCACACGCCAGCAGCGTTGTAGAACTGGAGTTCGGAGCAGCCATCGCTTGCCCCCCCTCGAAGTAGCCCCTAACGTTGCCGTTGGGCAGCACCTTGAACATCAACCGTTTTCCCTTTCTCATCTTCAACCTTCAATCTTCATTATGAATGTCGTCTTCCTGCCGTCATCGCGAATCAGATTAGCATAACTCATCTTCCAATAGTTGGCCTTGATGGTGAGGCAGCCCCCCCCCGATTCGTCCGTGTTCAATCCATATAGACCTCCAGCACTCCGTTCATCGGATAGTGGTCGGTGCCCATCAGGTTGACGCCCGTCACCATTCCGCACCTCGATGTCACTGTCACCGCCACCTCGGGCGTGCAGCCTATCGGGATTACCGCTTTCTTTTTTTGGGGGGTAACCTCCGTCACAAAGTGCATATTGCTGCTGTCGTAGGTACGGCGGATTGTGCCGCTTACCTCCCCCACGCTCTGGTTGTAGGCGTCGATGAACTGCCCCCCCCTGATTGGTATCCTCCCATCTGCTATCATCTGTGTTAACTGCTTGCATCGCTTAATCATCTATCACGTAGTTATCGTCTATCCGCCCCCCCGCTTTGGTGCGGACTGTGAAAGCCTCGCACTGCCCGGTGGTAGGGGTGAAATTGTGGTTGTGACTGCGGTCGGCTGTGACGCGCTGAAAGGTCTCAAGACACTTCTCGCTGAGGTAGTAGCGTTCGTCCACCTCCTCGTCAAGCACATCAATCAGCTTCTTTGTGAGCGGCTCCTTGGGCGGGAACGCATAGTAACCGCGGTCGAAGTCGCTCAGGACGCTGATGCAGAACACGCGCTCTCGGTTCTGCGGCACACCGTAGTCCTTAGCATTCAACACCTGCCAGTAGTTCACGTAGCCATAGGACTCCAACTCGGACAACCAGCGGTCGAACATCGGCTTGAACTTCTTACTCACAAGAGCTTTTACATTCTCAAGCATCAAGTACTTGGGCCTCTTGGCAATGATAGCCTTGCGGCATTCCCACAGCAGTGAGCTGCGTGTGCCGCTGCCCTCCTCGCCGCCGCGCTGGAGTCCGGCAATGCTGAAATCCTGACAAGGCGAGCTGAAAGTGAACAAGTCAAAGTCGGGCACTTGTGCCCAATCGATTTTGCTGATGTCACCATAATTTCGGCCGGCCCATTGGGGAAACAACAGGTTGTGCGCCTGAATTGCGTACTTGTCGATTTCACTCCACCCGACCAGCTCGTAGTCGAACTCGGGGGGGCGGAGGACTTGAGACGCTCCAGCGCAAGGCACTGGCTGTCATAGCCGCTGAATGCGGTGAACACCCTTAGAGGATTGCTTTTGTTGTATATCGTCATCTTCTTCAATCTCTATTATTCCACTTAGTTTGCGCCCGTCGGAGTAGAGTAGGCTGGTGCGGCTCGTCTTGCCGTAGGTGGCTTTGATGGCGCCGACCAGCCCCCCCCCCGGATGGGTTGAACACTAACTTAATCATTGGCTGACCTTGATTGGCAGGCCGGCATAGTGCCACGCGATGAGCGCGGCATCGCGGCCCTCTTGGTTGATGCGGCCCTTGATGGGTCCAGTGAACTGCTCAAGCTCGGCTTGAGTTATCTTCTTGTCCTTGCCGCGCCAGCACTTTGTGAGCGGCTTGATGAGCGTGTGGGGCACGCCCTGAGCCTCGCACATCTCGGCAATGAGTATGCCCGTCTGCTGATTGCGGCCAACGCCAAGACCCTTTTTCGCGGCCACAAACACGCTGTCGGTACGGCTGGTGTGCCAGTTGCCGTGATTAAGCCAGCCGGCTTCGATGAACACCATCAGGCTCTGCTGCGCTTGCTCACACTGCCGCTTGACCCAGCCGAGATAATCGATGAGCTGCGGAAAGTGCAGCATGGACACCTCAAGTTTGCGGCTGGACACCTCCACATAGGCCACCCCCGAGCGTTCGCTGTCGGGGTCAATGCCAATCACATTGTCGTACTTCTTCATTCCGCCCCGGTGCTTCCTATTCCACCCCGGTCGCTGTCGCCGTCAAGCGAGCCGACCTCCACTATCTCTATGCCGCTGCTAAGCAGCCAGCGAAGCTTCTGCGACAGCGTGGCTTTTTGCGATAGCTGCACGCGGAATTGGCAGATGCGGTCGTTGAACTTCCATGCGCGCTTGTCGCTGTGGCGGCAAGCTGGGAAGTGCCACTGGTCGTGCTCACCACAGTAGGCGTTGTCGATGATGCCTACTGAGTTCGGGCACGTGATGCCGAACTGCTTGTAGGACGAACTGCGCGGAGCAACGATGGCCTCGAAGCCTGCCGGCAACTTCACCGCTATGCCCAGCGGAATTAATGGGTTACGCGTGAGGAAGTCTGCGCTTGACTTGGCGGCTCGGAGGTCGATCCAATCACCTTTTTTCAGTACCTTGGGCAGTTCAACCAGCTGCCCCTGCGCATTGGGTATGCGCTTAACCTTGATTTTAATTTTCATAGAAATATTGCTTGCATTTGAACCCCTTGCGGGGTTCGTAGTTGATAAAATCTATTTTTACAAAAAACATCTTCTTGTTACACCAGCGGGCCATATCCTTCTGCCACTGCGGAATGAACGGGTCAGCTTTGTCGGGGTCGCGGTAGGGCTGCGCATGACAGTACACGGCATTGCCATTGTGCGTCCGGCGGAACTCCATCAGCCGCTGCCGCCAGTGGTTGATGCGGTCGTAGCACTCACGGAAGCCGTTGCCGCCGCCTATCATCGTGTACAGGAAGAACTCACCGCGGAAGCCGTGGAGGTGAAGCAAGTCCATCGCACGCTGGCATTGCCCGATTTGGGCGTGCGTGTCGCAGCCGAAGCGGATGCGTGAGTGTATCCACTTGATTTTCGCCAGCCGCTCGGCGAACGCCTCATCAACAAGGCGCGCGTCAAGAGCCTGGTTGAAGTCAACGTGATAGCCGCGGTCCACAATCTTGTCGAGCTGCTCAATCGCATAATCGCCAGCCGCAAGAATGTTGTTATCCATCAGCACAAGTTTGCTGCGGCCAGCGGCCACCTCGTCAACATCGCGGTAAGGCCTTATGCGCCCCTCCTTGCGCGGGACAACGCACCACGGGCACTTGTTCGGACAACCGCGTGTGAGGAACCCCAGAGCCGTGTCGGCAGGCCAGTCGGGATACAGGCTGTAGTCAGGCTGCATTGCTTCGATTTTAGGAGGCAGTTGGCTGCTGATGTCGTACCCTGTGCCGCCGCGCACAATCTTGTCGACATATATGGGGTACAGATAGTCTTGACTGAAGTTGAATATCTTGGCCACGTAGCATATATCGTAGCGGTCGAACGGCATGTAGTGCTCAACCTCATCGCCACGCTGCTTGTGCCACGCGCTGATTTTCATCAGGGCCAGGTTGGGCAGCTTCCCATCGACATCCAACACTGCGACCCTCATACCCGTTTGCTTATGTAGTCGCTACTGGTGGCGCGCGCATCCTCAAGCACGGCATACAAGTCGGACTTAAGGTGCTTCACGTTGATGCACGGCACACCGCCGATGCAGATATAAGTGCCGCGCTCGTACTCGCACAGCTGGATGTTTTCTTTTGCTCGCGATAATGCCACGGCTTTGCGCTTGATTTCGCGGTTTCTGCGCGCCTTCTCAATTAAGGCTTGGATTGTTGTTGTCATATCGTTAGTCAATAAATTGAATGTTGTAAATTCTTTCATACCTCTTCTCGTTCTTGGGCAGGTGTGGGCCGCAGCGGCGAAGCGTCCACACATCTTCGGTGCGCACGTAGTCGTAGGTGGCCACCAGACGGCACATGGTTTTTACGACACGCACCGGCCTGCCATTGACCTTGAACCGCGTCAGCCGCTTGAGGCCAAGCTGCTCACGCGCCCGCTCGTCGTTCCACAACTGCCTGCGGCGCGCCCCGGCGTTGATATTCGCAGGCTGTACGAGCGTGCGCATCGTCTCGCGCAGCGTGGCCAAGCGGCGCGCCTTGTAGCTCTCGGACTTCGCGGCATTCAATTCCTTGGACGCGCTGCAAATCATATTGCGGCTGAGGCCGTACTTAATCTGCAGCTGCGGAATGGTCATATCGGCGTAGTCGTGCTTGAACGCCATTGCCGCTATCTCACGCTTGCGCTGTCTGTCGTAGTGCTGCCATGCGTACATTTCGCCGTCGCATTGCAGAATTTTTCGCACAAGCCGGTCATCAATCCCGGCCTTGGTGGCGATGTACCGCGTGCGCAGTCCGCGGTGTGCAAGCACGAAGTCTATGACCTCTTGCGGAGTGTACTGCGGAGGTTCCGGGCCGCGCTCGGTGAGTCCAAGCTCGCGGCACTTGTAGAGCAGCCACTTGTGGCACTCCAGCTGCGAGCCGCGGAACTCATGCCGCTCGCCATCGGCCGACTTGACAACGGCCATGAACTGCTCGCCACTCTTGCGCACCCAACCGCCATAGGGGATGCGGTGCGCGCGCTCAGAACGTATGCGCGCAGTCTCGCGGCGCTTCCACACGGTGGCTTGACGGCGGCGCTCAGTCTCTCGCTTGCGGCTCTCGTTGTTGAGCCTTGCGCGCTCCGCTTCGCGCTCCTCCCACCAGCTGACGAACACTTCAGGGGGAATGCCCCAGCTTGGCGTCTGGCCGATGGGGTGGCCGAACACGCGATCCCATCGGAGTGGGTTGAACATCTGCTGGAATTCCGTCATTGCTTCAATTTTTTCTTCATTCGCACGCTGCGGTGGGTGTGGCAGTCGAACTTGAAGCCCAGCCGCTTGTACCAATCAAATATCCATCCGTCGCTGTCCATCGCCCCCCATTCAAGGGCGATTTCCTCGCAGCCTCGTGCGGCAGCGTCCTCACACGCCTTGGCCACGAGCATCCGGGCGATGCCGTGTTGGCGGCACTCATTAGCCACTTGCAAGTTCCACAGCAGGGCATCGGTCTTCATGTCACCGCAGTAGTCGACCATGCAAGTGCCGACGCATTCCACGCCTCGCACAGCCATGTAGGTGATGTGGTCGCTGCTGTCCCACTTCGTCGTGAATTGATAAATCGCTGCTTCGTTCATCACACCTCCTCAATTCCGCAGGGAGTGCCGTCCTGCCAGTGTAAATCCGTCATCTCCGAGAACGAATATGACGAGTGATTAAACCCAACGCAGTCATGGCCTACAAAAATGGGCATATCATAGTAGCTGCCCTGCTGCGTCGGTGTGGTGTCTATGTACGGCCCATGCTGCTGTTGCGCTGCGAGGAACTCCGCTGCACCCTTGTAGGGGCGCAGCGGCTTGACTCTGTAAGTCTCGATCGCGAAATTGAAGGGGTAGTAGTCGGCCACCTCCTCCTTGATTTCTTTCCACGTGTAGTCTTTGCAAAGCACTTCAATTGTCTTGCCTTCCTTAAAGGCTTGCAATACTTTAATCTGATTTTCTGTTGTGTTCATTTGGTTTCATTTTTTTGCTCGCAATGATTTCACAAAATCCATAAAAGAAATCACATCTTCATAGGAGTTCACTTTCATCAAAGCAATAAGTTTGTTTTGCTTGTCGTAGTAAATAGAGCAGTCAGTTTCTTCGTTTGAAGTCACGGCCACTTCTATTTTCAATTCATCGCTTAGCAAGCGATACACACGTGTTCCGTGCCCAGTTACTTCTTCTGTAAAATTTGTAAATTGCAATTTTCTGATAAATTCGCTTGTCATTGATTTGTTGTTTTGCGTGTTAATAATAGGCCTTCAGCAAAATGCGAGCAGTCGGACGATTGTTTATGATATGCGAAATTCCGAGTGTCGACCGCCCGCATCAGCAGCCGTCAGCCGTTATCATTCTCTCTCGTGGGCACAAGGGCCACACACGCAGGATATGCCGTGTCGAAGCCGTCGAATTGCTCCTCGATATATTCCAGCGTGAAGTCGCAGAGCGTGCCGTCAACCTTGACGAACACCTCCTCAGCGCCTTGCTCAAACATTGAGTATAGCGCCATTAGTGCTTCTGATTTCTTCATAGCTTTTTTTGCTTTCGTCGTTAATGTCGTAGCAAGTGCCGTTGGAGTGCGGCATGAACAGCAGGTACATGTCCACATAGCTCTGCTTGTCCTCCCTCCACTTGTAGAGCAAGTGAATTGAGGCACCCCCGGCACGGCCTATTGTCTCAACAAATGTGGGCGGCATCTTGAAGCGCCTCAAGCAGAAGCTCCTCAAATTTTCCTCGCCCTCTATCCAAATAGTCGTATAACCCATATCACTTGACAAAACACGGCACACTCACTATCTGCCCCTTTTCGTTTCGCACGCAGTCGGGGTGTCCGGTCGCAGGGGCCACGCAGTCGGTACGGCCAAGCGACTTCGCAGCGGCCAGCACCATAGCGCTCACGATGTAGCGCACATTTGGCTGAGGTTCGGGCAGGCCCTCAACATCCCCGTAGTCGACAGAGCAAATGCCGTCTGCATCGGCCTCGGTGAAAGTGTTGCTCACTCGTGCTACAACGCCAGTGGGCGCATACTCAACGCCGCTGTTCAGCACGATTTTGTGCGGCGTCAGATTTCTAAATTCCTTTTTCATCTTTCTATTAAATAATTTATCAAGTTGTTTTTTAAGTTCCGTTGTCTCATCGATGACCCGCTCACGTGGCCAATTATTCTCGTTGTCATCAACGTGGACGGTGTCGAAGCCGATGAGCCACCACGCCCCGGGCACTTCGCCGTCAAGAAGTTCAGCTGATTGCAGCAACGGCTGGCGCTTGCCGACATAGTCGTCCATCACCTCTCTCTTGCTCGTTGCCGTGCGCTTGCCGAGCAGCACTGGCTCGGTGAAGGTCACGCCTCCGTGGACGTTGAGGCTCGGAAATCTGTCGTCCATATAGCTGATGCCCCACAGCGGATGCTCGGGCGGCACCGCCACATAACCACAACCCCAGCCACTCGGGTAGTAGTGTCCAGTCTTAGCGATTAGTCTCTTAGTCTTCATCATTGCTCGTCCTCCTTGTGTTTAACCACGTCATAGCCGCGGTCTTCAAGTTCTGCAATCAGGTCATAATCACTGATGGAGCGTAGCGTGTCGCTCTCGTTATCCTCGCGCAGCTTGAACACGTAATCGCTGAGTTGCTTGATGTCGTTCTTCAGCCTGTTGCATAGGTCGCATAATTCGTTGTATTCCATATCGTTTATTGGGTTAAAATTGTTCCGTATACTTATCTTCCATCTCTCGCTCGAACTTCTCCACGATAGGCTGAACGGCTTGCGCAAAACGCTCGCTGATGTCGGCATAGCGCAGTGAGGTCGCATCATCGTGAGGCGCGTCTATCGCGCTCACAAGCGACTCCCACAGCCGTTCACTTTCGAAGATGCCTTTAAGCATCTTGTCGGTGTGGGTGCGGGCCTCCTTTACGCTCCGCGAATAGTCGTTTTCCGGCATACTAAGCTTTGATGCCTCTTTAACTATATCGGAGAAACGTTCGGCCATTGTCGCGGCCAAGTCACAACAGGCAAGCGATGTGATGAGGGCCCGTGCCATCTTTTGCCTGTTGGCCTCAATTTCGTTAAGCAGTTCATCTCGCTCTTTGCGCAGGCCCGAAAGTTTTCCATCAAACTGGTCTTGCAGTTTCTTGTCGTTGTAGATGCGCAGCATATTGTCGCGTATTGTCTCCGTCTCTTTGATGGCGGCAACGATGCCGTCCACTCTGGCCCAGTCCAGAGCCTGGCAGCCGCACCGCTTCTGCGCGGCGGTAATGTTGTATCGTTTTTGCTTTCTCATCGCTTTAATTTTCTTTAATAGGTAAGTTATCGTCTGAGTAATTTAATGCCGTCAGCGCGGCTCTTTGGTGGCTCTACGTTAAAGACGCTCCCCTATGAAGTCCCGCACATCGAAGTCGAGAGTGGCCACGATGTTATCGTCATCGTCGCGCACGTTGCCGTCAAGGTAGTCGATGTATTCCACGGTGGCCTCCGACCAGCCGGGGCAGTCGTAGGTGTCGTCCTCGCCGTCGATGACGGCGGTGGCCTCGATGTCGGCGTAGTAGTGCAGGCCGTTGATGTCTATGCCATCGGCCCAGCCGCACACGCTGGCCTCGTTGTCGCCCGCATATCCACAGTCGCGGTTGGCGTAGCTGCGGCTCAGGGTGCGCAGCATTTCGGTGATGACGGCCTGAGGGGCGGGAATTGTGGGAGTGTCAGTCGTTGCTGTCATGATGTGTATCGTTTGAGGGGTTGAACTTTTCGAGTGGGTTGTTGCGGGGGTCAAGGCCGCGGCTGGCGGCATACTGCTGCCAGTTCATGGCGTCGGCCCTGTGGCGCGCCTCGCGCTCGGCCTTGTCGCGGCTCTCGGCTTCGGCCTGCGCGCGCTGCACCTCGGCGCGGAGGTTGGGGTATTCGCGCTGAAGAGTGTCGAGCATGCGGCCTGGGGTGGCGTGCTTGCCGTAGATGGTGTAGCGGCGGGCGCCAAGGCGGGCGAAGAACGCCCACAGCATGCCGGCTGGCAGCGTGCGCAAGCGGTCGTCGCTCAGCAGCCGGCCGACCATGCGGGTGATGTCGGCGGGCGCGGTGGGCGCGGCTTCGGCATCGGTGGTCTCTACGAGTGTGGCGGCCACGGCGTTGCTCACGGCCAGCGGCCACGCATCGGGGTAGCTCTTGAGCATGCGCACCACGCTGGGCGACTGGGCCGCGCCGGCGATGTTGGCAAGGCAGTAGTCGCGCTTGTCGGGCGACCACGCGCGCAGCATTTGGTCGTCGGTGCCGTAGCAGGACCTGAGGGCGAGCGCCCAGGGCTCGCGGCTGGCCGCTGTTGGCAGTGCGCTTTTGGCGCGGGTGATTGAGTTATTCAGTTTCATTGTTTTTTTTTGAGTTAAGTTGGTTGTTGATGTAGGCCGTGTAGTCGGCCATGAAGTCGCGGCGCCACTGCTGGACGTCTTTTTTTGCTTCGGGGATTGCGGCAAGGCGCTTGGCGTCGCGGCGCTGCGCCTCGGCTTTTATGCGCAGCTGGTTGAGGAGGTGCGGCCAATCGATAGAACCATCGGTGCGAAGCGACCATTCGGCGAAGACTTCATCGCACAGGTCGAAGAGTTGGGCGGCATCGGTGATTCTTGTGGCACGCATGGCCGCCTCAATTTTCAGGGGCGACGACTGCAATTCGCAGCGCAGCTTCTGAATCGCTTCCTCGCGCGTGCGCGCGTCTGCTACTGCTACTATATATTCTTTATTCTTATTATATATGTGCGCCCTTTTTTGAGTTTCTTGTGCGCCCATTGGTGCGCCCATCGTTGAAGTTGAATTACTGTAACCACTTGATAATTCGTTGCTTATACCACTAAGTTCTTGCGCCCTTTCTTGCGCCCTTTCTTGCGCCCTTGGTGCGCCCTTGGTGCGCCCCTCATCGTTTTCAGACGATTGGTAACACTCATAATTACAAATAGTTACAAGTGTTTTTTTGTGCGCCCCTAAGCCGCTGCTCTCGGTGGCTATCTCTCCAGTGGTCTTGAGCCGCACAAAACAGGTGCGCAGCTGCTTGTAACTCATGTGCAGCACATCGGCCAATTGGCGCTGACTGACCAGCACCTGGCCGCGGTAGATAACGCGCCCGCAGTTGGGCGTGTCTTCGTGTGCCGCATTAAGCAGCAGCCACACGAAGAGCTGCACCATTTCCGGCACTTCATACCACTCCCAGCGGAGGAACTTCCTATGTAGCTTAATCCAACTCATTATCAGTTGTTTTCAACTTCGTTAATTTAGTGAGCATCAGCCGCGCCATGCGGTTCTCGTTGAGCTCGCGTGTGGTGACGGCCCGCCTACGGCTGAGCGCCTGCAGAAGACGCTCAACCGCGGCTTTGTCCGTCTTGGTGAGCAGATACCTCATGACCCGCTCATTTTATCAGCAGCCTCCGAGTAGGGGGCTGAGAAACCATGTAGGGCGCGCACTCGTCGGGGTGCTCGGCCTGGAAGCGCTTGGCGTCGAACTTGGGCGCCGGGTCGCGCTTGGGCGTGCGCCACGTGGCCAGGGTGTTGCCGAAGTCGTCGACGAGCAACTCGGCATCGGCCATGGCAGCTTTGAGACGGCCCTCAAGGTCGGCTTTGGCGGTGGTGAGTTCGGCGATGCGCGCCTTGATGGTGCGCAAGTTGGCCACCACGTCAAGCAGATTGCCGTCGGCCTCGGCTGTCTTGCCGTCGGCCTGGCGCGGCCAGTGCAGCTCGGCATCGTCGCCGGTGATGCACGCGGGCTCCTTGCGCCCGACGATGTTATCCCACCAGAATGCGGCCAGGGCTGTCTCTATCATTTCGCAGAGCGCGGGGTCGCGCTCCACGTTGAGATAGCCGAAGTCGCGCCCGGCGGTGAGCCACGCCAGCGCGCCGCGGTTGAGGCGCATCACCATCAGCTGGTATTGCAGCTGCACGAACCACGACATTGGCACGTGGTCGGGGTCGATGGTGCGCTGCGTGGTCTTGCACTCCACTATCATGCGGTTTGCGGGGGAGTGGCTAACGCCAGCGGGCCACGCCAGGCGGTCGGGCGACACCTGCAGCCACGGCTGTTTGCGGTCGCGCGCAATCCAATCGCCCGCACTGGACTTGATGATGGTTGCTCCCGTGGCGTCGGCATAGAAGCGGGCCACGGCGTCCTCCAGGTAGTGGCCGGCACGCATTGCGAAGTTCTCTTGCACGGGCGGGTCGATGCCCAGCTTGTGCCGCCACAACTGGTAGGCGCTTTGCCACGGGTTGAGGCCCATGACCGCCCCAGCCTCGCTGGAGCCTATGCCGTGCTTGCGCACTTCGAGCCACTCGGCCTGAGTGGCGGGGCGGATAATCTCGTAGGGGACTGCGGGCTTCATTGCTTATCCTCCTTCTTGGTTGCGGCTGCGATGGCGGCTGCCGCTTTTTCCTTGATTGCGTCGGCCTGGCTCTTGGCCTCAATTGCCTTCTTCTTCTCCTCAAGTGGTTTGATGAAGCTCTCTTGCACGGTGGTCGTGCCCTCCTTGATGGCGTTGGCTGTGGCCTTGAGCTCGAACACCATCTCCTTATCGATTTCCTCGCGCTTGGTGATGTCGAGATAGTCGAGCAGCATCTGCTCGGTTACGCCCAACTTGGCGAAGTAGGCAATCATGTTCTGACGGCTTGTTTCGAGGTCGAGGCTCTGGCCCATGGCCACCTTCTTGACTTCGGCAATAACCTTTTTTGTCACGGCCTTGGGCACGACCTTTAGGACGGCGTTGCGGAATGCAATGGCGCTGGCCGCATTGCCGGTGACCACCTGCATGTCGTCGCTGAACGTGCGGCCCTGCTTGTCGGTGATGCGGCGCTTGACCTCGACCGACACTGCCACGTTGGTTTCCAGGTCGTGGCACACGCCCTGAGCAGTGATGGTGCGGCCGTCGTTGCCGATGATGCGCGTCTGCACGCGGAGGTTGCCCCAGGCGCTGGCGATGATTTCAGCCATGCGCACCGAAAGGCCCTCAATGGTCTGCGAGCCGTGCGCGCCACCGCGGCGCAGCACGTAGAAGCAGTCGGCAGCCGTCTCTGTGTCCATAGTGGCGAACGTGGCTATCTTGTTGAGAACCACGGGCAGCTCGCGGGGGAACTGCTTGGCTGTGTTGACTTGAATGTCAATCTCCGCACGGTTGATGGCCTGCAGAGCGTCGTTGGTGTTGATGATTTGAACTTCGTTCATGATGTCTTTGTTTTTTTATGTTTTATTGAGTTAACTGTGTGCCCATGCGCGGAGTCGAACCGCACCCGCCAGGCCGCTGCCTGACTTACCCCGGCCATTGGCCATGGGCTCCACCTCCCGGCGCGGGCATTTTTGGGAGGGTGCAAAATAGGACTAATAATGTTGACTACTTGCGCCCGCGCTGTGTGTGCGCCGCGGGGCGGCGGCGCGCGTTACTATTTATTCCTAAAACTATTGACTGAATTGCGATTGCCCCGTGGGCGCCGCTGCGCCCTTGTCTCTTGTGCCGGGTGTGGGGGTCGAACCCGCACCGCCCGCGCGTCCCTCCAGCTCCCGAGGCCCTTGTCCCAGCGGAGGCGGCGGCGCTGCGCCCGGCTTGTTTCCCGCTGCGCTTCACAGCGCGGGCGGGGCGTGTGTAAAAACACTAATACACAAATGAAAATGTGTCAAGTTAGATAATATGTTTTTAATCGGGAGCGCCCTCCCGGCGCCCTGTGCCTTGTCAGAGCTGCGCGTTCCAAAACCGGACAATCTCGCGCCCTGTGAAGAACTTCCGCCCCGTGGGCCGCCTGAAGCCGCACTTGATGAGTCCGCGCCTCCAATAATCGCACAGCGTGTTGCGGTGCATGCCCAGCAGCTCGGCCGCCTGGGTGATGGTGTAGCGGTCGCTGGCCGCCACCTTCGGCTCGTGCGGTGTCATGGCTCGTCCTCCTCCTCGAGGGCCTGCTCGCGGGCCAGCAGCCCGCTTATCAGTGCCACGCCGCCCCACAGGACGGCGGCGAATACGTTTCCGCCCACTATCAGCGCGCGGCCGCCGAGGTATATGCTCCCGAATGCCACAGTGAGCATCGCGATGAATACCGATAATTTCAATGCCTTGATCATAACTCCGCCCCCTTTCTCGTCTTCGGCGTATAAAGCCCGGCCGCCGTGATGATGCGGTTCACTCCGGGCACCGTCATATTGTATCTGCCCGCAACCACTCTCATAGCCCCGTAGGGCTTCAGCCCTATACCCGCGAGGCTGCGGTATGCCTCACAAATCTCGCTGTGGCGCCTTGCGCGCTCCAGCTGGGTGCTGGTCATGTAGTCGTTAATCTCCATATCTGAATTTATTAGTCGTTGTCCCATTTGTACCATTTGCCGCAAATCATTGAGCCTCCGTCAATGTGGCGCTCGTGCTCGTCGTTGATATACCAGCAGCCGCTGCCGCCTCTCTCGGTGTTGCCGCGCAGCATCTCGCGCAGGTCGCGGGCAAGCCGCGCCTTGTTGGTGTCGTATACAGGGGCAGCCATCTGGGTGCCCTGGTTGGTGATGTAATTGCCGTGATATCTCATTTATTTTCCTCCGATTAGTCGTTGTAAATCCTTTCGCCGCACTTGCTGTAATGCGTGCCGTTCATCTTCACTTTGTCGCGCAGCCGCTTCCAGGCTGCCTGCGTCGGCTCGTCCTCGTGCAGGGTGTCGTTCACCAGTTCCATGTCGGTGATGTATGCCCGCCAGTAGTCGCCGCGGCGCGGCGTGGTGTAGGTTATCTCGTAGGCTCCGCGGCCCTTGAAGGTTAAATCGAAGTCGCTGCTGCTGAGCGTGTGCTTGCTTGTGTATGCATTATTTTTCATTTCTTCTCCTCCTTTTAGTCGCTAAAGTGTTACCTCCAGATAATTCAGCCCGAATGTGTCGCTGCATTCGACGTGCTCGCCGAAGCGGTCGCGCTTCAGGGGCAGGCCCTTGTACCAAAGCATTAGCTGGTAGCAGCTGCATTTCAGCGTATCGGCCACCACCCATGAGGTCTTGTCGAGCGCCATGTGGAGGTCGTTGTCCGCCTGCGCCTTCGCTGCCTCGTAGATCAGCAGGGCGTTGATGGCTGCGCGGCGCTCTGCGTTGTCGCTCGTCCCGTGGATCAGGTAGAATTGAAGGTCGCCGCAGGTATCGCTCTTCTCTGCGTTGATGCTGTCTGCAAACCCCTGCAGGTAGATGGCCTCGAGGTCGCTCAGCTTGAAGAGCTTCGTCATCGCCTTAATGTCATTCGTCTTAATCGTCTTCATCTTGTTTTATATTTAGTTTCTAATTATATTTGTATCGTTATTTTTAACTACGCTGCAAAGATATAAGCATTATATTTATAATGCAAGTGAATCATGGGTTATTTTATAAATATTTTGTTTATTATTTTATAAATCGTTAATATTCAATTGATTATGCAGAGCGAAAAATTTTACATACAACTGAAAAAATTCTTCAAGGCACAAGGCATTACTCAACAGCAAGTTGGCGAAACATTAGGCACGACCCAAGCTTACGTTAATTTGATGCTTAATGGCAAATGTAGCCTCGGCCGCCAGACTGCGCAGAAGCTGCATGACGCCTACGGCTTCTCGGTCGCTTGGCTCCTCACGGGCGAGGGCGATATGATGGCCCGGGGCGCGGCGGCGGTCAACACGATCAACATCGACGCGCGCGGCAACCGCGTGAACGCCTCCGGCAGTGCCACGGCGGTCCAGGCCGTTGGCGGCTCCTCCGTTACGCCCGCCGGCGGCGATGCGGCCACCGTGGCCCAGCTGCTCGACCAAAACGCGCAGCTGATAGAGCAGAACAAAAAGCTCATCGACCTCCTGGCCGCGAGCTATAAAAACAATCAATAATTAAAAAGTAGTATGAAAAACAAACACAATGAACAATCCCGCGCGGCCAGCCGTCCCGCCCGCCGCGCCCACGGCCCGGCCTGCGACATGGGCTGCATGGCAATGCAAATGCGGCAATTCTGCGAACTCCTCGCCGCGAGCGAGAACCGCATCGACCGCACAAATGAAATCGTGGGCGGCCTCACCCGTCTGGCTGAATACATCAGCGGCAATTACATGACACACATCGAAAGCCTCACGAAATGCCGCGCCCGCCTGATGGGCGAAATCGAGAACCTCACGCGGCTGCTTGAAAACGAGCGCCGCCGCAACACCGATTTGACAAACCGCCTCCTCGCCATGCCCCAGGGCGCGGCGGCTGAAAATCACATAAACGTGTCACACTGAATTTGAAAATGCAAAACGGACAAAGCCAGCAAATCGTCCTCCGCTTTTACCGCGCCCTCGACCGCCTTGCGGCCGACGGGGCCATCCGCGGCGTGAGCGCGTTTGCCCGCATCTACGGGTTCAACAAGTGGAACTTCGCCACCCAGCGGCGCGAGCCCTGGCGCGACATGTTCCAGCTGTCGTGGCTCGAGCTGCTGGCCCGCGACTTCGGCGTGAGCCCCTCCTGGCTGCTCTCGGGGCACGGCCGCTTCTATGCCCCCGGGTGGGACGCCGAGCGCGTAAAACGCCACCTAAAAGTGCAACAACAATGCACCGATTTCGCGGCCAAATCACAACTGTCTGAAAATAAAATAATTGCGAAAGCGCTATAAATAAGTAATAAGAGTTGTGCGCGCAAAGCCGCCGGCCCTTTATTTATGCGGCATTCGTTTGCCGGCAATGCTCCCGGGCGCTTCCGGGGTGCATTATTTTCGCACTTTTCCGCCCGCGGCTGCTGCCCTTTGCAGCGCCGACAATGTTCAAAACAATGCACCAAAAATGAAACTTTCGCTTTATCTCGATACCCGTCACGGCAAGGACCTCTCGCCGCTTAAATTCGCAATCCGCAAAAAGAACTCCGCGGTCTATCTGCCTACTAACATCAGCCTCGCCCCGGGGCAGTGGGACGCCCGCGCCCAGCGCGTGGTGAAGCACCCCAGCCGCGCCGCTTATAACAACTACCTGATGCGCCGTTACCTCGACATCGAGGCCGCGCTGCTCGATATGCAGGGCATGCCGCTTGCCGACATCCGCACCGCGCTCCTGGCCCGCTTCTATGAGCCCGAGAAGCCGGCGAAGGCAAACCTCCTCCTGCCCTACTTCGAGCGTGTGATGAACTCGCGCCGCAGCGCCAATTCCCGGCACGCTTACGCCACGGCGCTGTCGGCCCTGCGCGCCTGGTGCCCCGGGTTCGCCTCGGTTACTTTCGACGAGGTCAACCGGCAATGGCTGGACGGGTTTGTGTCATGGAACCTTGCGCGCGGCAACTGCCTTAACACATGCGGGCTTTATCTTCGATGCCTCCGGGCGGTGTTCAATGCCGCCATCGATGATGAGGCGACAACCGCGTATCCGTTCCGCCGCTATAAGCTCAAGAAAGAGCCAACCGCGAAGCGGTCGCTTGAGCTGTTAGCCTTGCGCTCGTTGTGGACGCTTCAGCCCGCTGGCGCGCTGGAGGCCTTTGCCCTCGACATGTTCCGCCTCATCTTCCTGCTGATGGGCATCAACGCAACGGACCTCTTCAGCCTCCGGGCCGAGGACTACAGCGGCGGCCGTCTCAGCTACCGGCGCGCCAAAACGGGCCACCTCTACGATATAAAGGTGGAGCCCGAGGCAGCGGCACTCATTGAGCGCTACCGCTCGCCCGGCGGTGTGTGGCTCCTCGACCTGCATGAGCGCTATTCCGATTTGCGCAGCGCGAATATGCAAATAAACGCCGGGCTTCACCGGCTGCCTGGCTTTGGCCAGCTCACCACCTACTGGGCACGGCATTCCTGGGCCACGGCGGCGGCCGAGCTTGATGTGCCGAAGGAGGTCATCGCCGAGGGCCTGGGCCACTCCAGCGGCTCGGTTACGGACATTTACATCCGCTTCGACCGCTCGAAGGTCGACATCGCCAACCGCCGCGTCATTGATGCCGTGGTTGGCCCGGGTTCCGAAAATCGTTAAATGATTTGCCGCTGTCAGTTCTTCGTGCTATCTTTGTACAAGCAATTATTTTTTGCTCTTATAACACCTTTGGGCCGTGGCTTCATTGCCGCGGCTCATCTTTTATATAGCAAAAAAGGCGGCACTTGGCCGCCTCTCCGTTGTGTGGTTGTCTTAGCCCTTGCAATAGTAGAACATCGCGCACCAGGCTACGCCGAGGACAACGCCGACGGCGTCGGCTGCCACGTCATACCAATCCCAGCGGTTGTCTGCCGCTGCCGCGTCGCCAAACTCCTTGCCGAGACCCGCGCCCAGGCCCGTGCCGATGGCTGCTATCGCTCCGGCTCCGAAATTGCCCCCGCATAGCATTGCCAGTGTGCCAAAAACCGCGCTTACCACCGCGCAAACTGCAAAATGAAGAACTTTGTCCATGTCCATGATGAAAATATTTGAATGTTAAACAAAATTGGTTAGTCGTCTTTGTCGCCATCGCCGCCGGTGCTTTGCGGCAGCCCGTCGAGCGCCTTGTCCACCGCGTTGCCCAGGCTCTCGCTCTTACTCCTGAGCCAGCTCACGGCCACGGCGCGGGCAACGCTGCGGAGCGTTGTGCCCAGGCTGCTGCGGTCGATATGGTGGCCGCGCAGCACGAGGATGTGGGTGAGAATGCTCCAGCCCTCGGCGCATGCCGCCCAAATCAGCGATATGGCGGCCATCTGGACGTGCGTCACCCCGATTTTGCACTGCTCGAGTATCAGCCCCGCCAGCACGAAAAGCGCCAGCACGCCCGTGTAATCGACGGCCTTGACGGCGGTGCGCCGCGTGGCCCTCGATAAATGAAACTCATAAAGTATCATCGCCGCCGTGTCGTGCCGGGCCTCGGCGGCCTTGTAGCGCATGTTGCTCTCGCTTTTGCCGAACCAAAAATCCATCATCAACAGCGCCGCGATGAACAGGGCGATATATCTTAAATCGAACAATACGGCGGCCAGCTCGGTGCCGAGTGTGCTGATGAGCAAAACGGGGCCGAGGTTGAATGCGAGGGTCTTGAGCATGCTTGTAATCGTTTTAATTGTCTTTGTCAAATTTATGTGTTGTTTTGCGTTCTGTTGTTCTTCAGCTCGTCGGCCATCTCCCGCAGCAGGCTCTTAACGTCGGCCATCGCGCCCTCGAGTACGCTGAAGCGCTTCTCGGTTTCGGCCCGCTCGCGATACTCAGGTTTGAGCTGGGCCAGCAGCCCGTCGGCCGCGGCCACGATTTCCTTCTGCCGCTCCATTCCTTCGAGGGCCTGGCGGGCGGCTGTGCGCATCGCCTCCACCTCTGCGGCAAGCCCGGCGCGGTCGGTGCTCAGCACGAGGTTGCCCGCGAAGGTCACCGACAACTGCTCGGGTATTGTGTAGGTGGCGGCCTTGCCCCCGGCTTCGATGGTAACGTCAACGCTCATGCCGAGCGGCTGCGCCCCCGGGGCGGCCGGTCCCGGCGTCTGGGTCGGGAAATACGGGAAGCCCACGGCGGTGACCTTGCCTTCGCTGAGGGATAATGCCTGTTTGTCTAAAATATAGACCGGGTAGCCTTGTCGAATATCTTTGAAATTCATAACTTCGCAAATGTTTTTTAGAGTCCATAAAAAAACACGCCCGCGTTCTGAGCCATGCGCTCGTGAGCGCGGGCGTTTTTATTCATTCAGCCGTGGCGGCCGGGTGCGTCATGCGCCCGCGGCTGCCGTCGTCGTGGTGGTCTTGAGCGCTGCGATCAGCGTCGCGTTCTGGCGCTGCTGGCTCAGTTCCAGGCGCGCGTCGTTGTAGCGCTGCTGGAGGTCGGCCTGCCAGTGCTGGTTCAGCGTGTCGATGATGCGCTGCGTGCTGTCTTGGTTGCTGCGCAGAATGTCGCACTTGTCTGTGGCCATCTGATAGCCCAGGGCCGAGAAGCCACGCTCGAGGCCGGTGTTGGTGCGGTCGAAGCCCGACTGCATCGTGTTGATGATGTCCTTCTGGCCGAGCTGGTTCTCATAGCCCATGCGCGTGATGTTCTGCTGTGTGGTGCAGCAGCAGTCCTTCAGCTGTTGCACGAGGTTGAGGTTGCCCGTGCCGATGGCGTTGATTACGCGCTCGGCGCTCATGCCCACAGCCCCGCCGAGGCGGTCGATGCCGCCGCGGACGTCGCAAATGGCTGCATTCAGCGTGTTGAAGTCGCAGTTCAGGTTCGCGGCCAGCTGGCTTACGTTGCAGCCCACGCCCTTCACCGCGTCGATGATGTTGCTCGCGTTCTGGTTGTCGCTCATCTGGGTGCGCAGCGCGTTGAGCTGCCCCTGGATTTCGGCGTTCTGGACGTTGCCGCCCTCGTCGCCCCACATCCGGCGGGCAAACATCATCCACACGAGGTAGATGAAGGGGTTGTTCCACTGGTTGCCCATTCCGCCGTTCATCATGGCCGCCATGGCCATCGGGTCGTTGTTGTTCCTGCTGTTGGCCATTGTGGCTGCTCACAGCGCGTCGTTGCTTCTGCAATCGGTGCAATAGATTTTTTCAGAGTCCATAAGAAAAAATTTAAGAATTAAACAATATGTGAATTAATGGCCCTCGGCTGTGCACCGCCTCTGGCCTTCTTTGATTTCGATGTGCCACAGCTCTTGCGTGAGAGCTTTGCCTTCAGTGCGGCCGCCTCGGCGCTCGCCTCGTCCTCCTGGCTGCGTGCGTTCTTGAGCATCTCCTTGATGCTCTCGAGTTGCTCGCGCTGCGCCTCGATGATGTGCCGCTTGCGCATGATCTCGCTAATGGCTGCGAGTTTGTTTTGCCGCTCCGCCGCGAATGCAAACCCGAAGGCTACCACGGCGAGGCCCAATACCGATAATACAATGTACATAGGAACCTCCTTGTTAAACGTTAAACTTCTGTTGCAGCTCGTTAATCTCGCTGCGTGCCGCCTCTCTCTCTGCGTGCAGTGCGGCTATGTCGTATGGCATTGTGCCGCCCGTGGCCTGCGCCTCAAAGCATTTGATGACCTTGTAGTCGTTGGCCCTCAACGCCTCCTCCAGCTCGGCAATGCGCCATCTCGCCTGCGATGCCTCGCTCGGCTGCTGCTCGCTGCTCTTCTCAGTGTCGGCAATTGTGCGCTTGCACCACTTGCCGCTCTCGTCTTGATATAATTCTTGCATATTTTGCTATAATAAACTAATAATAACCACGTTACCGTACATGCCAAACTGCCACGGCACAACGACTCTCGTCATCTCCGCAACGTTGTAATTCCACTTAATGAGAATGTCCTTCTGCCGATAACTTCCAGCCGTCCAAGCTCCTGTCGCATAGGCCAAATCGGTGTAGCCGACGGTGTGGCCGTTGAACTCATAAACCTCGTGTACATAGCTGCCGTGGCCATTATCGCCCCCGACATCACTAAGAGTGCTCTGGTTGCCAGCCTTGACGCTCCAAGTGTCCCATTGGCCATTCTTATTCATCGCCTGGCCCCACAGCTCCACCTTCAGCGGCTTCCCTTGAAAACCGCTCGGCAGCGTAATCTGCAAGTCTGTTGTTGGCTCGCTGGCGCCAAAGCACACGAGCATATAGTTTGTGGGGGTGGCCAGCGTGCCCTTGCCCGTGTAAATGAACGTAGTTGTCACACTTGTGCCGCTGATGGCGGTGATGTAGCCATAAGCAATTGCATTAGCACGGCTGCTGTTACTCGGCACGGTTGTTGACTTGCTGTCGGGCAAGCGGTTGTACCTGCCTATGGCGTCGGCCACGTCATAGGCGATTGCGCAGAAGTCGCCCACGCTCACACCCTCGGGGGCAGCCTGGAGCGTGGCAATGCCCGTTTCGTAATCCATTGCCGACAGGCGGAAATGCGCCAAATCGTTGTAGGGGTGCAGCACCAGCGAGCCTGCTCCGCTGCCGTCTGCGCCTTTCGGTCCAGTGTCGCCCTTATCGCCTT